CGCAGCGGAACCGGGGGCTTTTCGTTGCTCTCGTACTCCTTATATTGTCGAGGTAATGCGGGAATTATCGGTAGATAGTCCAACGCAAAGAGTCGTTTTAATGTTCGCCGCGCAACTTGCGAAAACGGAAACTATGAATAATTGGGTCGGGTACTGCATCGATTACGCTCCAGCTCCCATGCTTTTAATTCAACCTAGCCTCGCCATGGCTCAAAGGTTGAGTAAGCAAAGGCTAGAGCCAATGTTGCAAGAAACGCCGCGTCTAGCCGAGAAAATACCGCCTCCCAGAAGTCGAGACAGTGGAAACAGTCAATTCGCTAAAATCTTTCCCGGAGGGTTCCTTGCAATTGGTGGAAGTAATAGCGCCGCGTCACTTAGATCGATGCCGGCTCGTTATATCGGCCTTGATGAAATAAGCGCATATCCTGGCGACGTGGATGGTGAAGGCGACCCCGTAGCGCTTGCCGAAAAACGTGCTTCAACTTTTACAAAAAGAAAAATATTTTTAACCTCAACCCCGACAATCACCGACAGTTGCAGAATCGCGGCGGAATATGAGGAAAGTGATCAACGCAAGTTTTTTTGCGGTTGTCCTATTTGTGGTTTTTATCAAGTCTTGATGTTTGAGCAACTTCGATTTGATTCAAAGAAATTAGACAAGGTTGAATATGAATGTATTTCTTGTAAAGAGCGATTTGATGAAACAGCTAAAACAACGATGCTAAGAAAGGGGGAATGGAGGGCAACGAAACCAGAGAACGCAGGGATTACCGCCGGTTTTTGGCTTAACGGATTAAATTCACCCCTGGGCTGGCTCAGTTGGTTTGAAATATGTGATGAATTTTTAAAAGCAAAGGACAACCCCGCGTTAATGCGTACATGGGTTAACACTCGAAAGGCGGAAACGTTTAGTTATGAATATCAGGCGAAATTAAACGCCGAGGCGTTGATGGAAACAAGGTCAGATTATTTACCCGGAACAATCCCTGAATCTGTTGTTTGTTTATGCCTGGGGGTCGATGTTCAGGGTGGGATGGGTTCAGCTACTTCGAGAATTGAGGTGAGTTGTTGGGGTTTTTCTCCTGATCCTTCGGGCTTGGCTGAAAATATGCACTTAATAGATCACAACATTATTTACGGCGACCCGAATCAGGGTGAGGTTTGGTCGGGGTTGGATGTTTTGTTAAATGCTGAATATGAACATCCCAATGGCTCAACAATGAAAATCAACGGTTGCGCGGTCGATTCTGGTGGTTTAGCAACGCAGTCAGTTTATGACTATTGCATGAAACGCAGGTCAAAGGGTGTTATTGCAATTAAAGGTAGTAGCAGATCAGGCGGACCGATTATTGGTAAAGGTTCACGGGTTGATATTAATTACAGCGGAAGAGTTAGGAAGAAAAGCGGGATTGTTTATCTGTTAAACACAGAAGACATAAAAGACAGGATATTTAGCAAGATTAAAGGAACAGGAAAGATTTTCTTTCATTGCGAAACGACAAGCGAATATTTTAAAGAATTGACTGGCGAATATCGAACACAAAAAACAAATTCAAGAGGGTATCCCGTTAACACCTATGAAAAGAAACCGAATCAAGCCGTTGAAAAATTGGATTGTTGCGTTTATGCCTATTCTGCTTATGCCCTTTTAACAAAAACGGCTCCAAAGGGCCAATTCTTTGATATATGCACTAAAAACCTCTTAAATTCCATTAAATCAAATAAAACAAACGTAAAAGACGCTAAAGTTAATACGTCTAAGCAGCAAAGTTATGTCACTAATTGGTAAAGGATATGTGGATTTCTAAAATTCCGGCGATTGTTGCCGCTGGTACAACTATCACCTGGCGTGATGACGATACGACTGTCCCTTTTGATCAACACGCTACTAGCGCCGATTGGACGCTGAAATATTACCTAAGAAGTTCTATTTCGGGCGCTCATACAGTAACGGGCAGCGCGTATAACAGCGGTTGGCAAGTCACTATTTCAGCAACCGATAGCACAGATTTTAATGAAGGTGATTGGAGTTGGGAGGCGGTAGTTAGTAAAGGCAGTGAGAAGTTTCGGATCGGTCAGGGACAAATCAAAGTAAAACAAAGTCTTTCTTATACAGGAACAGCGGGGGCAATAGAGACAAGATCACAGAACAAGATAGACCGCGACAATATCAAAGCAGCGTTAAGGAAATTTGCTGATGGAATGCAAGAATATTCAATCGGTGGGCGTACCTTCAAGAGGTCAAATATTGCTGATCTTCATAGTGAATTAGACAGGTTAAACGCAATTGTCATGCGTGAAGATATAGCGGAGAAAGTGGCTCAAGGCTTAGGTAATCCAACTAGATTCTTTGTTCGTTTTTAATCATGGGATTTTTCAATCAAGCAATTTCAGACGTTTTCAAATCTGAACCGGAAGTTAAACCAATGCCTAAGCAACTAAAGCGAAGTTATGAAGGCGGGAGGGTAAGTCGTTATAACTCCCGATGGATGGCGTCAGCTAATAGCGCTGATACTGAATTACTTAGTAGCCTAGATAAATTAACGGCAAGGTCACGGCAACTATGCCGGGATAATTCTTATTGTCGTCAAGGTCAAAGGAGTTTTGCGTTAAATGTGATCGGGCAGGGCGTGAGGATGCAAGCGCAAACCCGCATGAAACGCGGGAGTAAATTGGATAAAAGAACAAATGACTTAATAGAAGGAGCATTTAAAGATTGGGGACGATATGATTCTTGCTCGGCTAACGGTCGTGATTGTTTTGCAGATATTCAGTTAATTATTGCTAAGCAATTATTTGAGGCGGGTGAAATTTTCGTGAGGTTAATTAAAAAACCTTTCGGGCGTTCATCAATACCTCTAGGCCTTGAATTGTTGGAGCCAGAGCAATTAGATAGCACCTATAACGGCGGCACAAAAAGTAAAAATAATACTTGGCGAATGGGAATAGAACGCGACCAATTTAATCGCGCCGTTCGTTATGCGTTTTATAAGAAGCACCCCGGAGATGATTCGTTCCCGACTCCAATGGGAATTAAAAGGCACATGCTGATTAATGCCGACGAGATAATTCATCTTTTTGTCAGTGATCGCGCTTCCCAGACAAGAGGAATTTCAATGCTTGCGCCTGCGTTGGAAGCAATGCACCAATTAGCGGGAATGACCGAGGCGGTTTTAATTAAGCAAAGGGCAAGTTCGGCTCTTATGGCGTTTGTTCAAACGAATGATCCTGACGGTTTAATAGGTGATGGCGAAGTCTATGAAAACGAAAGAGTCTCAACCTTTGAGCCTGGGAAATTTGTTTATCTCAATCAAAATGAGTCGATTCATGTTCCTGATCTAGATACTCCGGCGGGAGAATTTGAACCATTTAACAAGATTATTTTGCGTTCGTTAGCTAGTGGATGCGGTGTTAGTTATGAAAGTGTAAGTAAGGATTTTTCAGAAACTAATTACAGTTCATCGCGTTTAAGTCTGTTAGAGGATAGGGATCACTACAAGATGATTCAAAAGTATTTAGAAGAAAGATTTTTACAACCTTTGTTTGATTTATGGTTAGATCTTGCGGTGTTAAGTGGGAATCTAGATTTAGGTAATTATGATTTAGATCCTGATAAATATAAAAAGGTACGTTGGTTATTTAGAGGTTGGGCCTATGTCAATCCCAAAGATGAGGTGCTCGCTGCAAAAGAGGCAGTAAAAGCAGGCTTTAAAACTCAAGCACAAGTTATAAGCGAAATGGGATCAGGAGATATAGAGGAGTTTTTACCAGCTCGGAAAAATGAAGTTGAGCAACAAGAGCAATTAGGTTTAATGTTTGATACAACTGTTAGCAGTATGAGCAATACGCCTAAACAGCAAAGTGAGGGTAATATAGATGAAAATGACTCACAGCCCAATGGAAAAGAAACGTGATTTAGAAAATCAAATACAACACCGATCCGAATCAGTTGAGTTTGAAGTTAAGGAGGATAAAAGAACTTTAAGCTTCCCGTTTAGTTCTGAAGAGCCTGTAAACCGTGGTGTTTTAGGAAATGAAATCTTAGACCACGGGAAAGACTCTATTAACTTTGAAAGGTTAAATTCACAGGCGCCTTTATTACTAAACCATCAACCCGATAAAATTATTGGTGTAGTTCAAAGAGGTTGGCTTGACTCGGATAAGAGGCGCGGAATGGTTGAGGTTAAGTTTGCAAATAACGCTTTAGGAAAAGAAACACTTGAAATGGTTAATGATGGGATACTCAGAAATATTTCAGTGGGGTATTCAATAGAAAAAACGACGGAAGAAGAAAATCGTGATGGCTATTTTAGGGCGGTTGACTGGACGCCGGCGGAAGTATCGGTCGTCTCAATTCCTGCTGACTATCGGGGGGCGGGAATAGGAAGAGCAAAAGAAATTGAAACCAATACGTCTAAACAGCGAGAATCAAGTAATATGACAACAGAACAGCGTGAAAGCGCAGTTGCGTCTCTTGACGCGCCACAAAGTAAACCTTCAGAAAAAACTGAAATGACTGAAAACACCCCTGACTTGACGGTGGTGCGTGATGAAGCTTCTAAAAAAGCTGCTTCAGATGAGCGCAATCGCATTAGAGAAATTTCTGTCTTATGCGAAAGGCATCAACTAGGTAATGAGTTGAAAGAGACTCTTATTAGTGATGGTACTTCTATAGGCGAAACAAGAAAGATCGCATTAGACAAGCTTCAAGCGAAGCCAGTTGAAACAGTCGAGCAAATCGATTCAACTGAAACTAATGACATCGGTTATAGAGGCATTGAAGATTCAATG